TTAATATCCTAAAAAATTTATTTTCAAATTTCCATCTGGATAAACCACAATATTTTTTATCACTTGCCGCCATAAAGAACTTTTTTCAGAAACAGTTAGCTGTTTGTATCCATCTCTAAATTCAGCAGTAGAGTAGTTATGCAGTGAATTCAAATCAATTTTAGAAATTTTATTATCTTGTTCAGGAATTAAAAGTGCTTCTAATTCTTCTCTGTCTTTTTTATATTCCTCTAATGTTATAACCTCATTTAGATAAGCTTTTTTTAGTCTATCTATTTTCTTTTTTATTTTATCGTTAGTATTCTTAGTTTTTTTTACTTCGGATTCTTGTTGCATTTTTACAGACAGCTCTTCTGCTTGTTTTTCAATATTTTCCAGAAGGAAATTTTCTAGTGTAGTTTCATATATACCTTTTTTATTACTACATTTTTTTACGTTATTACGGTTTTTTGTGCATCTATATAAATGTCTTTCATTCGGGTTTGTCGTACCGTCTTTGCGTACATATCGGCTAATAACCGCCGTGGCGGAATAATTACAACCACATTCACTACAAACTAACAATCCAGTAAACATATAGTCGCGTTTTTTATTCATACGAATATTTTTTGAAAGTTGTAATTGTACTCTTTCGAATACGTCACGATCAATAATAGGTTCACAAAAATTTTTATTATCTCGTAATTCACCAATGTATTTTCTATTAGTAAGCATTTGCCGAACGCTTTGATAATCTCTTGTCATGCTGAAATGATTTTCTAAATGTCTAACGGTGGCACGCATGCTACCAGTTTCTAAATAGTACTGGAAAATTTCTTTTACTATTTCAGCTTTTTCATTCGGAACAAGATGTTTGTCTTTGATATCGTAGCCAAGCGGTACTTTTCCACTAACAACTTCACCTTTTCGTATTTTATTATCGAAAACGGCACGAATTCTTTCAGAAGTCATCTGTGCTTCAAGCTCAGCAAAACCCATTGATTGATTTACAAATGAACGGCCCATTGCTGTTTCTGTGTTAAAGAAAGGTTGTGTAACGGCTAACCAAGTAACATTGTTTTTGTCTAGTATTTCTTGAATATTTAAATAATGACGTAAATTTCTAAACCATCTATCTAATTTTGTAAATAAGATTGTATCGATTTTTCCTTTTTTAACATCATCTAATAATTTTTGAAATTCATCACGATATAGTTTCTGACCTGAAATGCCATCATCTATATAAGTTTTGAATACTCTCATATTTCCTTGTTGTCTTACGTATTCATTTAAAGTGTGTTGTTGTTCATCCAAACTATCACCATGTTTAGCTTGTTGATCTGTAGACACACGTATGTATAACGCAACTTGTTTTATTTCATTTGCCATTGTTTCACCTCATTATTTTTGGTAAAATAGGCGTAACTAAATAAGCCTATTTTGGTTCTATTTTTAACGCACATCTTCTTGGCCGGAGGGTGCGTTATTTTTTATTTTAAGTAAATTTCTTGGCCCATCTTTAAATTATAATGTGTAATTACATTAGAATAGTTAAATTGACCACCGTTCTTTTCGATTAAACATTCGAGCATATATTGTTCAGCTTCTGCTTCCATTTTTGATCTGAAAATAGGAATGTTGTATAGTGCCATCAAATCAGCATGATCTTTCACGTGCTTAAATTCATGATAAATAGCTTCTTCTTGTTCTGCAGTAGATAAATCTTGATTAATGAAAATTACACCATACTTTGGTTCGAAACAAGCCTTTTTGTGTAATGTAGTAAAAACTAACTCCACATTATATTCTTCCACCAACTCTTTGATACTTTTCATATAAGCACAACCTTTAACTTATTTCCCAAATCTACCCTTTAAATATGCACGTATAACTTCTCTGTCATGATCATCAAGTGGTTCACCGTCAAAACTCATCACATTGTCTAAAACTTCATCCAAATCATCAGTTTTTTTTTCGACAAAAGGTTCTGGATTATCAACTATTCCTAAAATATAATCAGTGGAAATATTTAAATATTTAGCAACTTTAGTCAAATTTTCACCGCCAGGAGTTTTTTTCTTCCATCCATATAATACATTTTGACTAATTCCAACTCGATTTTCTAACTCATTAATGGAAATACCTCTACGGTCTGTAATTTTTTTTATTCTATCAAATGCTGTCATATCAAAGCTCCTTAAAGCTTTACAGACCTATTTTTTATTCTAAAGATTAATTTTTTGTCTAAAACGGTTGACTTTTAAACTTTAGAATAATATACTATGTCCGTAAGCTAATTTATTAGCTAATAAGTTCTCAAATAAAACCAATAAATAAAACATAAAAAAATCGTTGGGGAACGGTAATAGTGTTTATTTACTAGTCTTTAAAAGGCTTATTTAACTATGGTTACATTTTAATCTATAGGTTAAAATGTGTCAACAGGTTTTATAAAATTAGCTAATTTTTTAGCTTACAAATTAAAAATGAAAGGAAGTGAAGGGAATGGATTTGATTGTGACAGAACTAAATGAAGGGGAAAAATACTCAAATTCAAGCAAAACTGAATTGGTTAGTTTACTTATGGAAATTATTGATGAATCAGTTATCTATGTTGAAGTTAAAAAGAACCCGTCTAATAAAACAACGGGTTCAGACAATGATTAAAAAGTTCTAGATTCGCTTTTTAGCCACTTACAGGCACCTTCAGCTAGATTAAAAGAAGCCCAGTGTTTTTTTGTTTCAATCACTAACAAAGAATCATCTGAATCGATTTCTTTCTTTAATTTATCTCGAATTTCAGATGCACTTAAAGAGGAATCTACTAACCAGAACGAATCAAATCTTTTTGAATAAGCACCAAGTGATTTAATTTTTTCATTCAAATCATCATAATCTTGATTTGGTTTTTTCAAATCATAGGTAATAGCGTAAACACTCATAATATTTCACCACCTTATCAGTTATTTCAGCAGACCACTTGCTGATAATTAAATTATACCAGAAAGGATGTGATTAAATGTCACAAGACTTAGAACTTGAAGTAAGAGCTGCATTAGTAAAAGCAAAAAAAACTCAAACATGGTTAGCAGAAGAATTAGACCTTTCAAAGCCGTATCTTACAGATATTTTGAAAGGGCGTAGAAGTCCGGAAAAACAAATCAAAAAAATCAAAAAAATCTTAAATATCAAGTGAGGTGAATAAAATGGCAGATCAAGTGAATATTGATTTATTAGGTCAAGCATATTGTAACGTTCTGACACGCAAAACAGGAATTAAACATACGTACACTATCAAAGGAAAGGATGGCGAAAAACAAAATGAACAATTTAGTAATAATGAAAAATCACCAAGCAGTAACAAGTAGTTTACAAGTTGCTGAAGTTTTTGGCAAAGAACACAAAGTTGTTCTAAAAGCCATTGATGAAATAAAACAGGGGGTGGCACAAAATTATGCCGACCTATTTTACGAAGATACCTACATTCATCCACAAAACAAACAATCTTATCGCCAAGTAATTATGAACCGTGACGGATTTACATTATTAGCAATGGGATTCACAGGTCAAAAAGCTTTGCAATTTAAATTGAAATATATTGAAGCTTTCAATCAAATGGAAAAAGAAATTCAACAGCCTAAACTTCCAACCTCGCAAAGAGAATTGGCGATGCTTGCTTTATCAGCAAATGAAGAAACAAATGAGCGTGTAGATGTAATCGAAAAAGAAGTAGCCAACTTAAAAGACAATCAAAAAATCGGTGCAGATGATTATAGCTACTTATCACGTCGAGTTCATCAACGAGTAGCAGAAGTTGCAAGAGGATTTGGGAAAATCACAAAGGAACAGCGTGGAAAGTTATACAAAGATATTAATTCAGGTATTAAGCAAATCACAGGCGTGGGTACCCGATCACAATTAAGAGAAAAACATTATCCAATGGTAATTGAATATATCAATGACTGGGAGCCATCCACAGCCACAAAAACAGTTGTAAGACAAATGAGTTTAGACTTAAACGACGTAATATAAGGAGAATATTATGGCTTATACGATTGATCAAGAAGCTTGGATACTTAATCAAATAAAAAAAGAACGTAAACAGCTTCAAGATGATAGAGCAGCACTCAGACAATCTGAACAATTAACGGAAAATAAAGCAGTTCAAATCGAAATAGAGCTTGAATTTTTAAGAGGTTTAGAAATTCAAAATAGAATTCATGCATAGGAGGTTAATCATGAAAGAAAATGAATTCAACGAAGAAAGAAAACAAAAAATATATGAATTAGCATTGGAAATTGTAGAGCTATTAAAAGAACATGGTAATCCTAATATGAAAATTGAAATTAGCATAGATAGAATCGAACAAACAAGTGTTGACTGGTCAGAGCCAACACCTGCATGGGACTGATTAGTATCCACGTCTGAAAGGGTACCTTTTAATATTTTGATGATAGTAGCTACCTTTTGAAGAAGACGACAATAGTCCCTCGTAAATATAATGAGGCACACCTGTATGCGTATAAACACCGTTGTGGAATTGGACCGTCAACTCTTGATTGGATGAATTATATCCAACAGCAACCATATTACTAGAAGAAACAGGAATCATTTCCACTCATATTCACCACCTTATTAGTTATTTCAGTGGACCACTCACTGATAAGAGAATTTTAGCAAAAAAAAATTATATAAATCAATAGCATAGGAGGTTAACCATGAAAGCAATCCGAGAAGCACGATTGATAGGCACATTTTTAGTGATGATTGCGCTAGGAGCATTGCTGAAAAATCACTTTTCAACGCCAATACTAGCAACGCTAAGTGCACCTTTCTTTATCCATTGGTTTTTTAACTGGGACGAGGCCAAGTATCAATACTCTAAAAAAAGAAGAGGAATTAAATATGAATAAAAAGAAACAAATAAAAAAACTACTCACCGCATTGGCTATTGGAGTAGTCATTGGGCAGGTAGTTTTAATAAGAGTTGAATTTTATGACTAATTCAATTTAGTTTTTGCACCGCAAGCAGGGCAAGTTACAGAGCTAGAAACTCCGCTAGGGAGTTTTCTACCACAATTGAAACAAATCAAATTTTTACGGACAGCCTTAGTAAGCTCACGTCTAATTTTAGCTTTACTAGGGACTTTAACCTTGATTTTAACACCCATAGTATCACCTACTTTCCATAAGTATTTGAATAAAGCTCAGTTGGCATTAGGTCTTTATTCTTTGTAAATATATCACAATATACTGTATTAAATGTTAAGTTGATACTACATGTTGTATTTATTGTGTTACAAATGTTACGAAAATATGTTCGTAAAAAGGGAGATAAGATTATGTGGAAAAAAATAGAAGAAATTATGCAAGAAAAAGAGATGAGCCAATATAAATTAGCTAAAAAGATGAAGGTTCATGGTTCTGTAATTACTGAATTAAAGAAAGGAAGAATTAAAAAACCAAGTTTTGAGTTAGCTTGTAAATTGGCAGATGCATTGGGAATTAGTGTAGATGATTTGAGGGATGATAAGAAATGACAAAAAGGAGGCGATAAAAAATGTATGTAGCTGTAGGTGAAGCTAGTAGAGAAACATATGTGATTGGAGAAACACAAGCGGAAGTCTTTAGAAAATTGCTCGAAGAATATCCATATGTTTCATTTGATGAAGGTGTTTATCCAGAGAGATTAAGCATAGTACAAAAAGAGCCCCAATCGTCTGCAAACGAACAGGGCAAATATTGAACAAAAAAATCAAAAATTATTAACTAAGGAGAGTATATCAAAATGAACGAAAAAATTCAAAATTTATTAATGGAACTTGTAAAAGAATGCCAGAGAGGAGAAGTTGCTCTTGTTTTAGCAACTGTTGATCCAGAAAGAATGGAACCATCCAGTGTTTTACTTGCAGGTTCTTTGCCTGAACAAGCAATTGCATTTAATGAATTATTTGAAAAATTTAAAGAAGAAGCACTTGCTCATGATTGTAATTGTCCGCATTGTAAACAAATAAAAGAAGCACTTATTGGTGCAGAATCATCTTCAACTAAACAAAATAATGAGGAAAAACTAGATATATTGTTAAAAGATTTTTTACGAGGTGAGTTGTAATGATTGAAGTAAGAGGTTTAGGTAACGACATTTACGAATTAATGCTAGCAAACGCACAGAATAACATTGTCCAATCTGTTCGGACATCTGCATCTTATGGCAATACAAGTTGTGTGGTAAGCAGTAAAGGAGCTACAAAACCATTTTTAGATCAATTACAAATACAAGGTGTCGATTATATCGAATTGGAAGATGAAAAAATAAAACTATTTTGGGAGGGGTTGTAATGCCTGAATTTGATTCGCTAGGGGCAAGACAAGAGCCGCCTGAAGAAAAAGAAGTGTTAGAGCTAACGTGGGAATACGATGAGGAGGAAGAACATTCCATTCATTAATTAATTAATGAATGAATGGATCAGACGTTGCAACAATTTTAGGCTTGAATCAATATAAATCAGCTTATCAATTATGGCTAGAGAAAACAGGTCAAGTTGAGCTGAAAGATACAGAAAGCGAGCCAGCCTATTGGGGAAATGTTTTAGAAGAAGTTGTTGCGAAAGAGTTCCAAGAAAGAACAGGAAAAAAAGTTCGTCGTAGAAATCAAGTCTTCGAACATTCGCTCCATCCTTTTTTAAGAGCAAATATTGATAGAGAAGTGGTTAGAGAAAATGCCATTCTAGAATGCAAAACTGCAAATCAATTTTTAGCGAAAGAATGGGCAGGAGACGAAGTGCCATTGAGTTATCTTTGCCAAGTTCAGCATTATATGAATGTTTTGAATAAAGACTATTGTTATATTGCAGTTTTAATTGGTGGTCAGAAATTTATTTGGAAACGGGTAGAACGTGATCAGGAATTAATCGATGTACTGACCGAGCAATTAGTTGATTTTTGGGAAAATAACGTAATCAAAGGCGTTGAACCTATTATTGACGGAAGTAAGGCAACAGCTGACTTTTTAAAGGATAAGTATAGCGACATAGAAGAAACGCAAACTACTTTACCTGCTTCGTTTGATGAATTGTTAGACCAAAAAAATGAAATGAAGAAAACCAAAAAAGAGTTGGATGTAGCTATTAGAAAAATTGAAAATGAAATAAAAAGCGAATTGGGAAAAAGAAATGCAAGCATTGGTATTACTAAAAAACATATTGTTGAGTGGAAGGAAATACCTACTAAAAGATTGAACAGTAAAAAGTTTGCTGAAAAATATCCTCAAATTGCAGAAGATGAAGAAATATATATGGTTACTACGCCACGAAGATTAATAGAAAAGGAGATTAAGTAATAATGGCAACAAACGAGACCTTAAAAAATCAATTATCACAACAAAATCAAAAACAAGTTCCTGCGAATCAATTAGGTTTAAAAGGATTAATGAATACTCCTACTATGAAGCGGAAATTTGAGGAAGTTCTTCATGAAAATGCTAATGCTTTTATGTCAAATGTCATGACCTTAGTTTCTAATGATAGCTACTTGGCAGAAAGCGAGCCAATGTCTATTTTAAGCGGGGCTTTAACAGCTGCTACATTAAATTTAGGATTAGATAAAAATCTAGGTTATGCCTATCTCGTACCATTTAATACTAAAAATAAGCAGACTGGCAAATGGGAGAGGAAAGCCCAATTTATTTTAGGATATAAAGGGTATATTCAATTGGCTCAACGGTCAGGTAAATATAAAGCATTAAATGTTATTGAAGTCTACGAAGGAGAGTTACTGAGTTGGAACAGGTTAACGGAAGAATTTGAATTTGATCCAAATGGTAGACAATCAGACGATGTAATCGGATATGTTGGATATTTTGAACTATTAAATGGATTCAAGAAAACTGTTTATTGGACCAAACAAGAAATTGAAGCTCATCGAATTGCAAATAGCAAAGACAAAGAAAAAACAAAATTGAGCGGTGTCTGGGCTACAGATTATAATGCGATGGCTCGTAAAACAGTATTAAGAAATATGTTATCAAAATGGGGGATTTTGTCCATCGAAATGCAAGAAGCGACAACTTCAGATGAAAAAGTTCAACAAATGCAAGAAGATGGAAATATTATTTCCGAAACGGAAGTAGAAGAAAATACTACGATGAAAACAGCAGAAGTAATTAATGAAGCTGATTCAGATTCATTGAATCAAACAGATTTATTTGATACTAAAAATCCACCATTAGAGTAAAGAAGGAGATGTAATGGCAAGACCTGCAAAAGAAGGTTTGGATTATTTTCCTCTTGATGTTGGAATTTTTGAAGACGAAAAAATAGAAGCTATTGCTGGGGAATTTGGTATTAAAGGAGAACTTGCGGTAATCAAACTGCTTTGTGCGATATACAAAAAAGGATATTTCATTTTGTGGGATGATTTATCGCAAGCAACTCTTTTAAAACGCCTGCCTGGAGTAAGTAAGGAAATGCTCAATCAAATAGTGAACCGCTTAGTCTTATGGGGATTTTTTGATAAAGAACTGTTTGACTCGGTCAAGGTGCTTACGAGTGAGAATATCCAAGCGACATTTTTCGAAGCGACAAAAAGACGGAAAACACCAAAACCAACTAAATATATAGTTAATGTCAACAGTAACTCTCAAAATGAAACAGTTAATGCTGACATTAATACACAAAGTAAAGTAAAGGAAAGTAAAGTAAATAAAAGTAAAGTAAACAAAAAAGAAACAGAAAGTTGCATCAATCCGTTGTCACCTGAAACGTCGGTTGAGAAAGCATTCTTTGAAGAGCCGTTAGGTGAAGAAAAACTAACGGAGTTAATCCGCTATTATTCACAGAATGTAAGTCCTGCTACTCCTGTTAATATCACTGATTTACAATATGATCTTGCTGATTTTGACGGAGATCTCGAGTTATTGAAAGAGGCTGTTAATATCTGTGCTAGAAATAATGAACGAAGATATAGCTATTTTGCTGGTATTTTGAAAAATTGGCGAGCAAATGGTGTAAAAACATATGCTGATTATCTAAATAACGAGAGAGAACGAGCAGATAAAAAAACACAAAATAAGCAATATCAAAATAAACCTGTTCGGCAAGAAAAGGTGCCTGAATGGATGAATCAAGCGAACGGTGAAGAAGAAAAGCTATCACCAGAAGAGCAAGCTGAATTTGAAAGACAAATGCAAGAATTGTTGGGAGGAGAGTAAATCATGATTGAAATGAGAGTACTTGATTATCGAATTACTAGTGATGATAGGCAAGTAATCGTAAATAAAGCGAGACGAAATGAACACGGAGAGTTAACCATTTTGACTGATAAAGACGGTACACAAAAAGAATCACTCGCTTTGATTGGTTATTATGGCAATTTAAGTAAGGCTCTCGTCGCAATAGAACGCGATTACGTGCTTTCTAGTGGTAAAACAATACAAACAGTCAAAGAATACAAAAAAGAGCTAGAATCGATTCACAGCAAGCTAAAACGTGAATTAGATTTCGGGGAGGAATTTTAGATGAATGAATTAGTTAAATTAGTGGAAGAATGGGCGAAAGAAAAGCATTTAGATAAAGCAGAGCCTGAAAAGCAAATGCTAAAAGTGATTGATGAAGTCGGAGAAGTTGGCGCTGCATTAGCAAGAAACAACAAAAATGATTTAAGGGATGGTATCGGTGATGTTGTTGTGACACTGGTCATTCTCGCTATGCAAAATGATATGGATTTATACGAATGTCTGAACCAAGCGTATAACGAAATTAAAGATCGTAAGGGAAAAAATGTTAATGGTGTGTTCGTTAAAGAAGCCGACTTGTAAGGCTGAGGTGGGAGAAATGCGAATTAGTCTACCGATTGAACCAAAACCACAAAGCAGACCAAGGTTTGCTAGACGTGGGAATTATGTCCAAACCTATGAAGATAGCGCTATGAGAGCCTATAAACAAAAGATAAAAGCGTATCTACGAAAGGCAAAACCAGAATTGATTGAAAAAGGGGCTATTTTTGCGCATGTGACGTTTTACGTTCCTGCACCTAAATATCTATTAAGTTCTAAAAAGAAACGCTTAGAAGTGAAATTAGAGCGGAAATATTGCGATAAGAAAAGTGACTTAGATAATTATTTCAAAGCAGTCACAGATGCTGCTGAAGGCATTTTGTACAAAAATGACGGTCAAATAGCTGTGATGGTTTGCCAAAAGCTCTATAGCTTAAACCCACGAACAGAAATTGAAATCATGAGATTGGAGGGGGAATAATGGCAAACAATATACTCAAAGCAAAAAAACAAGCCATTCGACATAAAATTCTTTCTCTGACAGGCGACGACGATACTTGGATGAACAATCCAGAAATCGTGAGAGAGGTCCAGCGGTTGTCTACGTTATTAAATTCTGATCGCATAGGTGATAAGCGACCATTGCCAAGGCTAGATCCTGATAAGCTGACGAAAGAAGAATACCAACGCTTGTTGGATTTGGGCTATCGAGTAAAAGATATTAAGAAAGCCCTAGGGCTAGGCACAACAACCTTTCAAAATTGGCGAATGGCGAATGAAATAGAAAATAAAATTAAGAGAAAACAAAATAACAAAGTAGAGGAGAACAAGCACATGAAATTTAACATCAATACAGCAAGTTTATTATTACCGGGAACATTTGGAGCAGAAGGAAAAGAGTGTATTACGATTTCAAAAAGTGGACTAGCTTTAAGTGGTCCAGTTGTGAGACGACTAAATAAACCTGAATGGGTCCAATTATATTTAGATGAATCTAGATTAGCATTGTTCGTCATTCCGTGTGAAGCGACAGACGAAGGCGCTAGAAGTTGTGTAAATCCTAAATCAAACAGGAAAGCAGGTTACCGTAAAAGCTGGTCAGGTAGCATTCTAGAGAAGGTAGCAAAAGCCAGCAAGATGGATATTGAAAATCATCGTTATCATGTTGAACCAGAAAGCGTTGAAGGATACTCAACTGCTCTTGGTTTTGATTTAACGAAAGCCGTAAAAAATTAATTCTAAATTGTTGAGGGTGAAAAAATGAAATTAACTAGTGTGACATTTAAGCCGTCGGCTGAACGTTTTCCGCCACTTGTGGCAATAGATTTAGACCAATTAACACCAGATGAATACGTGACACTTATAAATTTAGGTTATGACACGCAACTTTCCAAAATTACAAAAAGGACCTTTGAAGAGTTGGAAGGCCATTTGGGAATTCGAGGAGACGTTGCAAAGAAAAATGGATTTTATGTATTAGTTAAATAATCAGAAAGGAGTGGAGTTTGTGGCCACAGTAAAGAATTCTTTACTCCTTTGAAATTATGATACAAATTTTAGAACTATTTGGTGGTATTGGTGCGCCGAGAAAAGCATTAATAAATTTAGGAATTCCGCACAAATCAATTGATTATGTTGAATGGAATGAAAAAGCAGTACGAAGTTATAACGCTATGTTTGAAAAAGAAATAAAATATCAACCGCAATCTGTTGTTGGATGGAATTTGAAGCCAGATATTTTAGTCCATGGTAGCCCTTGTCAAGATTTTTCTATTGGTGGTAAGCAATATGGCGGTAATGTTGAAGATGGAACAAGAAGTAGCCTGATGTTTGAGACACTTAAAATTATAGAAAACTTTGGTATATGGAAACCTCAAGTAGTAATTTGGGAGAATGTTCCAAATGTATTCTCAAAAAAACTAGTTGGAGCGTTCCAAAAATACTTAAGTGATATGGAAAAGCTAGGATATTTTACAACATATAAAATCTTAAATGCAATGGATTTTGGTATTCCTCAAAAACGAAAAAGAGTATTTGCTATTAGTAAATTAGATGGTGAACCATTCAATTTTGATCTACTTAAACACAGACCACTAAAACCACTGAGAAATTTTCTGGAAGTCACCACTGATCAAAAGTATTTGGTGACACAGCCTAGTATGTTATCAAAGATTAGAAGTAAAAGTAGCTTAGCAACTGGTTTCAGTGGCAGATTAGAAGTCGTAAAAGAATTTGTTTATACGATTACCACGAGACAAGATCGATGTCCCAATAGCGGTTTGATTGAGTATGAGAAAAACAAATATAGGATTCTAACTGAAAAAGAGTGTTGGCGGTTAATGGGGTTTGATGATGATGATTTTATCAACGCTAAAAAAGCAAACCCTGGAAAAAACGAAAAGTACAAAAATACGACACTTTATCATCAAGCAGGAAACAGTATTGTAGTCCCTGTTTTAGAAGCGATTTTTGAATGTTTATTACCAGAAAGCGAGTGAAGAAGATGAATAAAGATAAAATTTTAAGAGCACTAGACGATATTTTAGATGATTTAGCTTATGAGGCGGACCATGCAGAGTCTAGCTCATCAAAAGAAGATTTTGAAGAAAAATACGACTTGGTATTTGACGCGATGATTTTTGTTAGGAAAAACATGGGAGATGGTGAAGAAGATGATTCCAAAGTTTAGAGCTCATAGCCGTTTTAAGCATCCATTATAGGGGATTGTTCAGAAAGTCTATGATAACTCGATACTCGGTAAAATAACTGTTGTTCAACGGAAAGACAAGGAAAATATAAGCGATAGTAACAATCAAATGATTATCAGTAAAAAATATGTACTGAACCAAATTAAGACTAAAAAAGTAGAGGAGTTTTTGAACATGAGAAAAAATTACAGATTGATTTACAAACAGTGTTTCATGGGTGAAGAATTGCAGGACACAATTATGAAATACAACAAGACAATTGCTGAGATGGAGCAATCAGTAAATGACTTGTACAGCGATCCTCATGTGTTTAGTGTTCGCTATGAAGAGGTGCAAAATGATTCCAAAGTTTAGAGCAAGAGATCAAAGAGGTAACTGGCATGTTGGACTTCTAACTTTTATGTTTGGCCAGTATGCCATCGTAAATGAATCAGATGAAAACTCGATTTGTCTGATTGATAAGGAAACTATTGGGCAATCCATTGGATTAAAAGACAAGAACGGCGTAGATATTTTTGAGGGGGATGGTGTTCAGTATCGTGATGGAGAATATAGCTACCTAGGTATCGTGAAAAGAGACTGTTATCAATTTTTTATCGATGGAATAGAACCAGATGACAACTATGATTTTATTGATGTTTCTAATACTTTTGACGGAACTAGTTCTTTAGAAATACTCGGAAATATTCACGAGAATCCAGAACTATTGGAGGGAACAGAATGAGTGAATTAACCAAACTACAAAAAATCAGCGCTCTATCAAAGGACTTAATGAATAAGAAAATGAACGACACAGATCGATTTGTTCATTTAAGCCATATTCACGAATTGGCAGAGGAATTACAACCAGAACTCAGCGAAAGTCAGCAGATCGTGCTTGATTGGTTGAAAGAATCATGCAAATTAAACGGATTACGTGAAGTTATCGAAATTATGGGGTTTTTATCAACTACTGGTGGAAAAATGAAGTATAAGCAAGTAGCTTATGCATATGGTGATTTAAATGATGATGAATTGAAGCATGTCTTACAAGCGTTTAGCCGGTGGGCTGTTGAACAGGAGGAAGGATAATGGGAGAAATTGCAGAAATGATGTTGGAAGGTGTCTTATGTGCAAGTTGTGGTGTATTCCTTGATGTATATGGGAATGGGTATCCCGAATATTGCGAGGATTGCCAAGAACAAATAATCGAGGAGGACCATCGATGATTAAACAAGAATTGATTGGTATTTTAGAAGGTTTAGAAGGTGATTCATTCATCGAAAAGTACAACGAAGGATATGATAAAGCAGTTCGTGACTGTTTGATTGCAGTAAAACAACTTGACGAACCGAAAAAAACTGTATTGCCCAAAAAGGCCGATGACTTTATCAAAGAAGGCGAAGGCCTAGGTTCTGATAAAGTTGATATTATTGATTCAGCAATTTCTTTCGCAAGAGCAATGCCAAATGATGAATTTTCTTTGTGGTTTAAGTCGAATAGAGATTTATTTGTTGATGCATTAGCTAACGGTTACGAAGTCGAAAACGAGCCGCTTTATTATGTCGATGTTATAAATGATGGAGCTGTGCATAAACGATTAATTCTGGATCATGAGAATGGTAAACACAATATTGTTGGCTGGTCAGATAATTTGATTGGATTAGTTCAAGAAATGTTCACAGAACAAGAAATAAAAGCAATTGACGAGCGCTATTGGCCGTTTGCTGTGAAGGTGGATGGTGAATAGATGAAACGCAACTGGAAAAGAGCAATAAATAAATTTAGCGGCATCGCAATAATGATTCTTGTAGCAAAAGCAACCGTGAGCCATTTCGTGTATGGAAATTCCATAACAAGCAGTGACCTCGTTTATTTCCTTTCATGCTCTTTTATTTTTGGATTAGGGCTATATTTAGGAGGTTCCAGTGTATGAGTTATCCAGAAGTTTATATCTTAGGAAGGCAAGTCGATGGCGTTTATGTTGAGTATTCAGAGCCATATCTTTCAAAAAAAGAAGCTGAATTTGATAAGCATCACTATGAAATGGGCCAATTAATGTCACATGATGCTGGCTCTTGGAAAATTTTAAAGTATGGCAGACCAATTACACTGGAGGTGCAACATGGGTAAGAAAAAATCAAAAATTAAAAAGAAAAAGCGTCGCTTGCAAGAAAAAGCAATTGCAAACGGCACTCAAAATTCTAAAAAATAAAAAAAGTCGGAATCGCTCCGACCAACCACATTGATATTATAACATAAAAGGAGCGATTTAACTTGATTCAATTGTTAAAAGAAGTTGATTTTAGTAAGACTAGAGCCAATGCGAGAGCCGTGTTGAAAAATTTTAGACGTTTGGACCGAATAGCTGGTCGTTCCTTAGTAGATGTTCGGTCGCCAATCATTACAGACATGCCCAAAGGTATAACGCATGGCAACAAAGCAGAAGATGCGTTGATCCAGATGATTGATGTCGAAGTAGAGCGTGATGCAATCCTAACGGCTTTGATGTCACTAAGCATAATAAGTCGTCAAATTCTTCACTACAGTTTCTGTGTGCAGGACCATTACTCTAATTACAAGATTGCTAGAGAAGTTGGCTATTCCGAAAGAAGTATTCAACGCATGAAATCAGAAGCTTTGATTGAATTTGCTGAAGCTTATCGAAATGGGAAAATAATTGCCTATAAATAAAATTTTGGCGGTTTTTTGGCGGAAAGTTGGCGGTTTTTATACGAATTTGAGTGCTAATATAGTAATATCGAAAGTCAAAGAAATGGACACATTACACAACACTTTCTGGTTTAGTCTACCGTTTGCTTTGCCTTTCGATAGTCACTTGCAGACATATGTTCTCATAAAACAAAAAGCGAGGTGAAATTCCTCCCTTATTTTTCTACAAGTTTGCAAGTGACACAAATAGTTGCTAGGGACGCAGTAACTACCTGATTCATACTAGGCGAAGTTGGGCAGGTTACTCTATTCCAGCATATGACGATAAGAACATTAACCAGATCTCTGCGGCAGCTGCTTACGCACGAGAGCAATTCCTAAACTCATAGAGTAGCAGCTAGGTACGTTTAGGATAAACTTAATCAATTGTTTTTGCTGGTGTTTGATTGATTAGTCACTGTGGTGGAATATAGACCGTATGCGAGGTGCAAATCCTTGCCAGTGACATAGGGGTTTACGGTAAACGATCCCGACTGCACGTCAGCGAAAACCGTATAAATAAACAGCATGCTGGAAGGTCGCTCCTTCTGGTTTGGCGTGTAGCATTGTGGTAATGCAACTGACTTCGTGTGAGATAAGATGCGGGTTCGAATCCTGTCACGCCAATAGGTAGCATACATTCCATTCATTAATTAATTAATGAATGAATGGCTACTTAAATAAAAAAATCGTCAATAAGTCAAATGTAACTACCTTTACGATCAGATGACGGTTAAGATTTTCCCTCCTATCATAGACTGCACAATAAAAGTGCAGTCTTTTTTATAAAAGTACGTTTGATGCCTGGCAATGTATTTTTCATTGGGGTATCATGGGTTCAGTTAAGGAAACCGAACATTTAGGAGTGGATAACATGGAATTATTAATTAAATTTGGAAATTACAGTCTAGTAGAAACTGAAAATGGAATTGAAGCAATCGGTGATAAAAAAACATTGCCGGAAATCCAAATCAAATATTTTTACGGTGAATATTCTGCAGGCCGAGTGATTCCATTCAGTAGCTCGTTGAAAGTAAAAACTTATACACGTGCAATGATTAACGCTGCAGATGAAGCTGTTAAAGTATTTAATGAATATTTAGAAGAAACAGTTAACTGTTTTTAGGGAGCTAATGCTCCTTTTTTATTTATATTTTTTTAAGGAGCAAGAATATGCGTATTGAGAAAATGAAATTATCTGATTTAAAACCAGCCCCGTATAATCCTAGAATTGAATTGAAACCAGGTATGACGGAATACGAAAACTTAAAAAACTCTCTTTTAGAATTTGGTTTTGTTGACCCTCCTATTTTTAACCAACAAACAGGTTGTTTGGTAGGTGGACATCAACGAGTTGCTGTTGCGATAGATTTAGGATTTAAAGAAGTTGAGACTTCAATAGTTGATTTACCATTAAAAAAAGAAAAGATACTAAATATCGCTTTGAACAATCTTGAGGGTTCGTGGGATGAAGAAAAACTCACAGTATTGCTTGAAGACTTAGAAAGTGACGAATTGCTACTAACAGGTTTTAGTCAAAGCGAATTAGATGATTTACTATCAGATTTAGATGAAATTGAGACATTAGCAGATAAAGTAAAAGCTAATCCAGTGAATTCAAATTTATTTGATTCTTTTTTGTTTCCGCCGTTTTCCTACCTAGATACAAAAACCAAAAGATGGTTAGATCGTAAAAAGCAGTGGAAAGAATTGGGAATTAAGAGTGAACTTGGCCGAGAGGATAATTTAGTTTTTAGTGCTAACTTGCAAGCTCCAGGACTAGAAGGCACCTCTATTTTCGATCCAGTTCTTTGTGAATTGGGTTATCGCTGGTTTACCCCAAAAACAAAAAGCAATATTTTTGATCCATTCGCTGGTGGTTCTGTTCGTGGAATAGTAGCAAAAGTTCTTGGACATAATTATACAGGTATTGATTTAAGAGCAGAACAAGTAAGCGCAAATTATGCTAATGCTCGAGAAATTGGTTTGAGCGATATTAATTGGATTTGTGATGATAGCTTAGATATAGATGAACATATTGAAAATGAAAGCCAAGACTTGTTATTTACATGTCCGCCGTATGCAGACCTTGAAGTTTATTCAGACGATGAACGAGACATTAGTAATATGTCCTATGAAGAGTTTGAAGAAGTATATAGTGAAATTTTAAAACGTTCTGCTAGAAAACTAAAAGATAATCGCTTTGCTGTTGTTACTATTTCAGATGTTCGAGACAAAAAAGGCTTCTATAGAGATTTAACAGGATTAACTAAACAAGCTTTTTCTGAAGAAGGATTATTTTTTTATAATGACATGATTTTATTGAACACTGCTGGTTCTGCAGCATTAAGGGCTAGACAATCAATGAACAATAGAAAAGTAGTTAGAATCCACCAAAATGTCTTAGTGTTCTACAAAGGAAATCCTCAAAAAATTAGTAAGCATTTTGAAGCACTAGAAACATTAGATGATGAGCTAGAAACTGTACTGGAATCACTGGACGAATAAAAATCAATCGTTTATGCTCTGCAAGAGGTGATGGATTATGACAAATAAAGAACTAAAAAGCGTAGCAGAAAACGCTAGAAGCTTATACAGAAGTAACTTAATTACTAGGGAAGAAGCAAAAGAACGTATCGAACCATTTATTGAAGCGTACAATAAAAAATCAAAAGAAATTGCCAAGAAGTTTAATCAAAAACCAAAAACAATCTCTATTGTTTCCTTTTTACGATAAAAAAGAGACAAGTGCGCTAACACTTGCCTCAATCCACAGGATACGAATACCCCGAAGACACAGAAACCACACGCGCGTGCTTTTAACCCAGTTCTGTGTCTTTTAGCATTATATAATAGTGCGAGGTATTCTACAATGGAAACATTTGATTATGAAGTTCAACAAGCTTTAGAAAAGCAAAAGATTGCAGAAGAAAACAACAAGATTATCAGGGCTGCAAAGGCTCAATGGATAAGCAACTTTAAAGCAGGTCAGATCAAATTAAATACAGTTAAAGATTTAAAAGATTTAATTGAAATTGAGAGCCATTTAAAAGATGTCTAGTTTAGGGTGAATTTGATTATATTTTTATTATAGGAGATAATTAATCTAAAAAATATATCGGAGGAACTGCTAAATGATGGATTTTTTAAGATGGATATTTGTTGATAATGATGGTAACTTTCAGTGGATGTCTATTACAGCGCTAATTAGCGCAGGTGGAGTTTGGGCAACGTTTAACAGATCAAAAAAACAATACAGGCTAACGTTCATACTAAAACAGAGATTGAAAAGTTAAATCAGATAAGAGATTTAGTGGCAGAGATTATTAGTGATGGTGAGATGGCAACTTCTTACAGTAGATTTGCTTTTGGGGATAAGGTTTTAATAGAATCAACGAACAGTCAAATTAGTAATATAAAGCAAGTACATCAAACCAAGAATGAAAATCTTATAAAGTACAATGATTTCGCACAGAGAGTTATGTATTCATCTAATAAGTTATTATTGTATTTCACGGATGAAGAGAAGTACTCAAGATTAATAAATTTAATCAATCAGTTACAAGTGTCTTTAGTAGAGATTTCCGACTATTCTAGGATAAATATAGAACCATTTAAAGAAAAGGAATACTATGAAAATATAGTACAAACTGAACATGAATTATCAGAAAAAATTTCTAATATTTTAGTTGATTTACGAAAGGAAACAACGGTTTACTTGCAAGGTAAATGGAAAATAATCGATAGTGTAAAATAAAAAAACAAAACTCAACTATCGGCCATTCCATTCATTAATTAATTAATGAATGAATGAAAGATGCAGAGGCTGGCTTAAACGATGAAGAAGTTGAACGTTTGCAACAGCTTCGGAAAGTTAAAGAGCCATCGGTAATTGATGGGAAAATGGTTACTGTTAAGAGAGAAGTTTTAAAAGATGTACAAGTCACTCGTAAAACATTTAGAAAACTAGATGACATTTTGGCTATTGAGGAAGCATTGACAAGAATTAGCAATCAGTTAACAAAGGCTATTAAGCAACAGAGTGCTTTGTTAGCAAGTGATGCTAAATTACTACTATTGAAGGTTCAAGCTGAAAAAGTTAAAGCTAGTTTAGATGCTACAAATGGAGACATGGATATGCCAGTTTTTATTGATGATATATCAGGTGATGAATATGAGTAAAAAATTATCTGAATTTCTTCCTAAAGCATTTCATACTACTTGGAGGGTAGCATTAAACTCAAATATATTACATGTTGTTGAAAAAGGTGGCCGTGGGTCAGGTAAATCATCTGGCATAGCACACATAATCGTTCAATTGATTATGAGATATCCTGTAAATGCTGTGGCCATTAGATATGTTGATAATACGATTGAGCTATCTATTTTTGAACAGATTAAGTGGGCTATTGAAGAACAAGGTGTGTCTAAGTATTTTAAAGTAAATAAAAGTCCAATGAAAATCACTTATAAGCCTAGGGGTAATTATATTGTTTTTCGTGGCGCACAGAACCCAGAAAGGATTAAGTCCTTAAAGGATTCAAGATTTCCATTTGCTATAGCTTGGATTGAGGAATTAGCCGAGTTTAAAACAGAAGATGATGTAAAAACCATTACCAATTCACTTTTACGTGGTGAATTAGCAGATGGTCTTTTTTATAAATTCTTTTATTCGTACAATCCTCCTAAGCGACGACAATCATGGGTTAATAAGAAATATGAATCTAGCTTCCAACCTGAGAATACTTTCGTTCATCATTCAACATATAAGGATAATCCATTCATAGCTCAAGCATTTATTGAAGAAGTTAATGCCACGAGAGCTAAGAATCCGAAACGTGCTGAGTGGGAGTATGACGGCAAAGCTATTGGTTCAGGAGTTGTTCCCGTTTGATAATTTACGAGTAATAAAAGGTTGTATAACTGATGAAATGGTAGCTAACTTTGATAATATCAGAAACGGTCTTGACTTCGGCTATGCTACTGATCCGTTAGCGTTCGTTCGATGGCATTATGATAAAAAGAAAAATGGTATCTATGCTATTGATGAGATATATGGTGTGAAAATTAGTAATAGGGAATTAGCTAAAAAAGTAAAAGCAAAAGGATATGAAGCTGATAGGATTGGTGCAGATTCGGCTGAACCAAAATCGATAGCTGAGCTTATTAATGAGCATTCCATAAAGAAATTATATGGAGTGAAAAAGGGACCTGATTCAGTTGAATACGGGGAAGGATGGCTTGACGATCTAGACTTCATTTGTATAGACCCTTTGAGAACACCAAACATAGCACATGAATTTGAAAACATTGATTATCAAACTGATAAAGATGGCAATCCTAAGCCAAGATTAGAAGATAAAGATAATCACACAATCGATGCTACGCGATATGCATTTAGCGATGATATGAGAAATATAAAAGTAAGCATTACGAATAAAGTTAAATTTGGATTTTAAGAGAGGTGATATTGTGTCAATAGTAGTTAATAGACAGATAGCTGGCGATTTGAATAAACCTTCAGCTGAACTTCTTAATTTTTGTATCAACAAACATGTGGAAGAGTTATTAAGATTACAAAAACTATCAGATTATTATGATGGTAAACATGATATTTTGAAACGAACAAAAGAAAATGAAGGAGCACCTAATAATAAAGTTCTGATCAATCATGCAAAATATGTTGTTGATATGAATGTAGGCTTTATGGTAGGTAATCCAATTTCATATGTTGCAGAGTCAGATAAAAATATTGGTCCTATTTTAGAAGCTTACGATCGGGTAGATATAGTCTCTCACGATACTGAACTAGAGAAAGATTTGTCTACATTTGGCGTTGGATATGAGCTTGTGTATTTGAAAAAGACTAAGGATAATGATGCCACACAGCTAGAAATCAAATGTATTGATCCAAGAGGTATCTTTTTAGTGACAGACGATACAGTAGACAAAAATCCTTTATTTGCCGTTCATTATCAGCCAGTGTTAACACTTCAAGGGGGGATAGATCATTATGTAATTAAGTATTATAACGACAACAGAGTGATAACCTATCATGCTAAATCAAGAGGATCTGGTGAGTACTTGTTTATAAATGCTAAACCACATTATTTTAAAGCAGTTCCGGTGATTGAATACCGAAACAACGAAGAGAAGCAAGGAGACTTTGAACAAGCTATATCATTAATTGACGCTTACAATCTACTGCAATCTGATCGATTAAATGATAAAGAAGCTTTTGTTGACGCAATTTTATTCATAAGAGGGTTTATGTTGGAAGATGGAGATGGTGAAAAGTTAGCAAAAGAAAAAATGCTTCAAACAGGTGCGTTGCCAAGTGAAGTAGATGCTGGCTATCTTACTAAAGAATTAAATGAAGACGGAGTGAATCTTTTAAGATCAGCAATTCTAGATGATATCCATAAGATTACGTATGTGCCAGATATGAATGATGAAAAGTTTTCAGGTAATGTTAGTGGAGAAGCGATGAAATACAAATTGTTTGGCTTGCTACAACTCATGTCTGTTAAATCAAGATACATGATTAAAGGTTTGAGGAAACGAATGGAACTATTTGAAACCATTCTAAAAGTTAAAGATAATTCTATTGATGCTCAAGGAACAAAAATCAAGCTTAAGCCTAATTTACCTGTCAATACTAGCGATATTATAAATCAAATCGTTAGCGCTTATCAAGCTGGCATCTTGCCCCTTAAAGTTCTTTTGGGATGGTTGCCTGATATAGACGATGTTGATGAGGTTCTAAAACAGCTTAATACTGAAAAAGAGAAAGCTATTGAGCTCAATCAGAAAGCGTATGGTGTACAAGCTAAAGATAGCCATAGCGATTTAGATAAAGGTTCTGAGGAGGATAACTACGATGATTACAGCAATATTTAAAAAGGAAAATAATCAGTATGTAAGTTATTCCATTTCAGGACATGCAAACTTTGCCCCAAAAGGACAAGATATTATTTGTGCTGGTGTATCAGCTCTATATATAGCTGTGACTAATGTATTGATAAAGCAACATGCCGCAACGATTGAGGTTGATGGATCTATTCAGTTAGGTATTATCAAAGATTCTCAGTATATAGTGACTATTCTTTATGAAAACTTATGCGAAATAGCAAAAGAATATCCAAATCATATAGAAATAGTTAATCGTGATGAAAAATCAGGAGCTAATTAAATGGCTAAAAAAAAGAAACAGGACGAACAAACATACTGGCAATTACGAAATATTAAAGCGGAAAAAAGAATTAATGATGGGGCAAAAGCGCTAGAGGATAAATTAATAATAGCCTATCGTCAAGCACAATACTACTTGACTAAACAAACCCGAAAGCTCTTTGATAGGTCAAAAAAGCGTACAGGGTTAGATGAAAAAGAAGCAAGGAGATTGCTGAACGAAACTGTATCCCCTTCGGAACTTGTAAAGTTAAAGGTCTTGTCTGAACAAATAAGTAATACTACTCTACAAAAGGAAGCCAAGAAAAAGTTAACCAGTTTAGCATTTAAAAAACGAATAACTAAAGCTGAGGACTTAAAAGCCAAGTCTTTTTTAGTTTCTAAACAAATTGCTAATGTACAGCTAGAAAAGCAAACAGAGTTCTATATCGATGTTATTCATGAATCCTATCGTGAAGCAACTGCTGAATCAGTTATTCGACAAGCTAAAGAAAATGCTAAGAACGGCCTTGTAATTGAAGTATGGAATAAAAAAGGTTATCAGTTTAAAGAGTTATCGACTAGATACACAAAGAACATCCTTGATAGTCATTGGCATGGATCAAATTATTCTAAACGCTTGTGGAGTGATACTGAAGCTTTAGCAACAAGGCTAGAAGCGTTGTTCACAGTTGAGTCAATGACAGGAATGTCAGAGTTTGAAATGGCTAAGACAATAGCTAGAGAGTTTGACCGATCTATTGGTGTTGCAAGGCGTTTGATTCGTACAGAAGCGAATTATATGTCAAATCAAGCGAAACTTAAAGCATGGCAAAATAGAGGCATAAAATACTATATGCTTGTCGCAGTTTTAGATTTGAAAACTTCTAAAATCTGTAAAAATAAAGATCATAAAGTCTATTTAGTTTCCAAAGCGGTTGTTAATGGGGCTAACGGAACATATCCTCCATTCCATCCCTGGTGTAGAACAATTGCCATTATCTATAGTAAACGAATATTGAACCTTCCTAGGGAAGCTATAGATCCGATCAGTGGCGATACAATGCCTATCAGAGGTGCAACTACTTATAATGAATGGATGGATAAGCTTAAAGAAAAGTATCCAGAAGAAAAGATAGCCTTGCAAAAGAAAAAAATATTAGGGTTGTGATTTATTTTGATTTTAGAGAATTTAACCTCAGGTTATAAACTGATAGAAACGAAAGCTTAGCAACTGCTGGGCTTTTTATTATGTCCAAGCGTGATGACGTTAAAAGCTCCGGAAGTGCAAGCATTTATCCACTTTAAAAGATATGGAAGGAGTACTAACTATGGAACAAAAAAAACTGTTGCTATTAAATCTACAATTCTTTGCTGAAAAAGATGAAACAGATATTCCAGACGGTTCTGAAACATCCAAAAAGTTGAATGTAGATGAGTTGAGCGATGAAGAAATTACAGCAATTAAAGAAAAATTTGGTTTTAAAGATGACAAAGAAGTTGATTCTATTGTCAAAAGCAAAAAGTCACGTTGGCAGAAAGAGCTCGAAGAAGAAAAAAATGAAGCTGCTCGTTTAGCAAAACTTAGTGAGGAAGAACGACAAAAAGAATTACTCAACAAAGAGAAGTCAGATTTCGAAAAGGAAAAAGAAGCATTTAGACAGGAACAATTATTTGTAGAAAAAGGTAACCAGTTGCAGTCAATCGGAATTAGCAAAGAATTAGCGTCGCGTATTAAAGGTGATACAGCAGAAGAAATTTTAGAAGATGTCAAAACGTTTAAAAAGGCTTGGGACGAAGCGTTAAAAATTGCTGTTGACCAGGCACTGTTGAGTTCGGTTGATTCACCGCTAGGATCGAATGCATCTATTCCTGACACAAACCCTTTTGCGCCTGAAACTTTAAACCTTACAGAACAAGGAAGATTGCTACGAGAAGACCCAGAAAAAGCTAAAGCTTTACAAGCATTAGTTAATAAATAGAAAGTAGGAGAAAAAATGGAAAAAAGTTTAATTAAAATGAATTTGCAAATATTTGCAGCGAAAACGAAGATCGAAGATGTCATCGTACCTGAGGTATTCAATAGTTATGTTATTGAACGTACAGCTGAATTATCAGCATTGTATCAGTCAGGTATTGTTGTGAAAGACCCAGAACTAGATGCGTTAGCAACTGCTGGTGGTAAGCTGATTAACATGCCGTTTTGGCAAGACTTAACTGGTGAAGATGAAGTGTTATCTGATACAGATTCTTTAGAAACAGATAAAATTACCGCTAGTCAAGATGTTGCTGCTCTTTTAATGCGAGGTAAAGCATGGAAAGTAAATGATTTATCTAAGGCTCTATCTGGGGATGATCCTATGCGTGCGATCGGTGATTTGGTCGCTGCTTATTGGGCACGTCGTCAACAAGCTACTTTGTTAAGCGTCTTAAAAGGTGTGTTTGGAGCAGCTTCTACTAAGATGAATGAAAATAGTTTAGATATTTCAGCCGAAACTGGTAATGATTCAGCGTTTACTGGCGAAACATTCTTAGATGCATCTTATAAACTAGGTGATGCCGAAGAAAAACTAACTGCGATCGCAGTCCATTCATCTGTTTATGCGAACTTACGTAAGCAAAACTTGATTGAATTCTTATTAGATTCTAACAACACGAAGATTCCTACTTACATGGGAAAACGTGTAATTGTTGATGACGGAATGCCAGTATCTGGAGATGTTTTTACATCCTATATTTTCGGGCAAGGTGCTATTGGTTTAGGTAATGGGGCAGCTCCTGTTCCTACAGAAACAGACCGGGATGCATTGGCTGGAGATGATATTTTAGTTAACCGTCAACACTTCTTATTGCATCCACGCGGAGTGAAATTTACAAATAAAACTGTTACGGGTTCATCACCTACGAACGCAGAATTAGCTACAGGAGGAAACTGGGAACGTGTTTATGAGTCTAAAAATGTTCGTATTGTTCAATTTAAGCATAAACTTTGGGTTCCTAAAACTGTTATTCCTGGTGGAGGAACGGGCGAATAAAGGGGTAATCTTTATGGATAAAGAAGAAGTAATCAAGCACACAAAAGCACTTGTTGTTCGACTTGGAATTGATGAGACTGAATCTGAAAAAATCAAAGGAATGTTAGAGGATGCTATTGTTTTAGTTCTTGATTATACCAACAGAGAAAAAATGATAGACAAGCTATACTATTACGCTCGTCAACTAGTAATAATCACTTGGAATCAAGAAGGGAACGAGGGAGAGACTTCACGCTCAGAGGGTGGTGTCTCTCAAAGTTTTATTACAGATATTCCTGAAAAGCTAAAATCTGGATTGAATAACTATCGCATAGGAAAGGTTGTGAAATACTATGCGTCTAAGAAAACGTAATTTGGTTGTTGCCTACTTGAAAAAACGTCATCTTGAAAAAGATGATGAAGGAAATGACGTTGTTACCTATTCAAGTGAGTTCAATGAACTACACATGAATATTCAGTCTGCGGGTGGACAAGTAGCAGCTACAATTTATGGTCAACATTTACCTTATATCAAACTCTGTAAATATCAAGGAGATTTGTTAAAGCCAAATAGAAATGAAAAAGATGGCATTTGTTTATATGTTAAACCAGAAAATGATCCAGATTATGAGATTGAATCAATTCAGCCTTTCTCTTCTCATTTAAATATCACATTAAAGAAAAGAGGAGTGTAATGGGTGTTGAGATTAGAGGCTTAGACCGCCTTAAACGTAAAACCAAGAAAGCGACAGAGTTAATATCTGATGCAGCATGGGATGCGACTTTTGAACTTACAGAATTGATTCAGGGAGCTGCAGAACTACGCTTGGCTTCCAGCATTAAATACGGAAGTGGTGAACTGTCAGGAAGTTTAAAAAATGAGGTTGTAGTTGATGCGAGTGGTCATCTTGTCGGCCGTGTCTGGTCAGATAAAGAACAAGCAATTTACAGAGAGTTTGGTACTGGGCAAATTGGAGAAGCAAGTTCTAAAGACATTCCGACTGGAATAATGCCTGTTTATTCGCAGAAACCTTGGTTTATCCCGGCTGAAAAAGTAGCAATAGACTTAGAAGCTATGTATGGTATTCCAAAAATTACGATTCAAGGCCAAGATTTTTTCATAACTAAAGGTCAGCCCTCGAGACCGTTCTTGTATCCGTCACTTCAAGAAATGGTTGAACAAGCTTCAGAAATATATATAAAGCATGTTAAAGAAAGGCTGAGGGAATTATGAATAAGATTGACTTGAAACCTATTGTTTATCAATTACTTACACAAGTTAAAGAGATTAAGAAAGTTGCAACTGATTATCCAAGTAACTGGACCTCATTCCCTTCCGCGATATATAGAACTAGCTCACAACCAAAAGAAATCGATTCGCAAAAAAAAGAGTTACAGACAACTTGGATGATTACTATTGAGTTATATGGAAATACTAGTTTGACTGCATTGACATCATTAGTTATAGAGAAGTTTAATTCTATAGGATTTACAGGTACTAGTAAAGATGCAAACACAGCTGATATGCATCGAGTTATCGTTGAACTAACTGGTGTAGTTGACAATGTAACAAAATATGTTTATAAAAAATGAAAATTTGGAGGTAGCGACAATGAAAAAATTAGATTTACAACTACTTGCTGGAGAACCAGCATTTGAAGGGCTATTATCAAAAGGCACTAAGTTGTCATACAAAGATGGGGCAACTTCAAAAGATATCGCAGCAGTAAAATCCATTCCAGCATTAGGAACAGACCCTGAAAAAGTAGAAGTGACTCACTTGGGTTCAGAAAAAAAAGCATATATTAAAGGATTACAAGATAGTGAAAGCTTAGAATTTGCTATCGTTTATCAAGGAACAAACTTCAATGATATTCATACTATGGTAAAATCTGGCAAATCATTTGATTTCACGATTACCTATCCTGATGGATTAACAGCAACTTTTTCAGGAGAACCAGATTATAAATTTGATGGAGCAGAAGTCAATCAAGCTATTGGTTTTAATTTAGTTGTAGTAGTATCCAAAGGACCAGATTTTACACCTGTCACTGCTCCAACAACAAAATAAACAACAATTTAAAGAGCAGAGAAACTCTCTGCTCTTTTATTTAGGAGGAAATGTAAATGTCAAAAAATAATTTAGTAGCTATGCCTTTAACAAAAGAGTTTGAATTTGGTGACTTAACACTTCAATTGCGATTAGATGGGAAATCTATTCTTAACATTGAAAAGCGATTAGATGAAGGTATCATGGGATTATTTGTAAAAAAACAAGGGGAACTTAAATTACCACCTGCAAATAGTTTACTCATCATTTTGCAAGGAGCAAATAAGACGAGTGGTGTAACAGATAAGGTTATGGTTGATGCATTCGAAAAATATATTGATTCAGGCAAAACTACAATGGATTTATTTGCAGAAATCAATGATTTCTTAGATGAATCTGGTTTTTTCGGAAAGAAAAAAACGGAGAAAGAAGAGACAAATGGGGAATCTCTGGATCAGGAAGTAACCGAGGAGGAAAGCATGCTGTAACATACAGCACTTTAAGTGAGCTTCTAGAGGCTATGTATCCACAAGCTGTAGAAGCAGGCATCCCAGCTTCAGAATATTGGCTTATGACTTTTGATGAGCTTATGGTACAGATTCAGGCCAACAAAAAGTGTAAAGAAAACGAGCTGAGAGAAAAAGCAATGTTCGATTACTCTCAACAAAAATTAGCAGTTTATGCTTTTAATGATCCAAAAAAATTCCCTAAGTTTGAAGAAGTATATCCTTTTTTGAAAGACGTTGAACAAGTGGTTAATCAAGGAATAAAAGAATACAACACTCAAGAAGACTCAATGTATAGAGATCAGGATATTTTAATGAAAAATGCCAAGGCTATTAAAGAAACTAGGAAACGAAAGATGATTGAAGAAAGGTAGGTGAAAAATATGGCGATAGAACTTGAAACATTAGAAGTTCTGTTAGATGTTAACTTATCAAAAATCGATGCAGCTATGGAGAAAGTTTGGCCTAAGTTTGATTCTATGTTAAAAAAAATTGAAGGTACTTCAAAAGATAGCATGGATAAAACTGAAAAAAATCTAAATATAGATAAAGGCGTACAAGCGTTTAGTAAGCAATTGGATGAATTATCTAAAAATGTTGAGCGTATGACTAATACTATTTCTAAAAATACCAAAGATGCATCAAGTAATATTGGAAATAACTTTGCATCAGGTATAAGGAAAGCAAAACCAAAAGTTTCTAAAGAGGTTGACGCTCTGGTCAATGAAATTAATGCAAAAATGGGTCAAGCAAAAGCAGCACAAGAGAAGGTTGCGTATTTAAAATCACAAAGACAAGATGCATCTGCAAAAGGTGATACGGGGAAAACAATTAAATACGATGAACAAATCGCAAGAGCGCAAGCAAATATGACTAAATTTCATGATCAAGCAAAGGGATTAGCCAAAGGGATAAAATCTGAATTTGACTCGGTGCCAAGTTCTTTAGATAACATTGTGAAAAAAATGGCACTGAACGAAATTCAAATAGAAGCTATGAGAAAGAAAATAAAAGGATTAAAAAGTACGTATGAAGACCAAAGGATTCCGAAAGGTACTTTTCAAAATGGTTTTAAAGAGTTTAAAGATACTCCTGCATCAGACAAAACGGCAGAAGCTATTCAAAAGCAATCAGTCAAAATGAATAAATTAATTAATGACAATGATAGATTGCAAAAAGAATATGCTAAAACAGAAGATAGAGCTAATTCATTGAGAAAAGCTTTAGCACGAATTAATACGGCGTTGGGATCTTCGTCAATTCGTACAGGAGATGCTGTAGATGGAGCTACTAAAACAGGAGCTGGAATGAAACAATCAGAGCGTGCAGTTTCAAGATATGGTGGAGTATTTAATCGTATGCAAAATGCTCTTTCTCATGGATCAAGAGGATTAGGCAATGGTTTTAAAGATAGTCTAGGTTTTGTAAGTAAATTCGGTAGCATATTTTCTTTAACTAGTAATAAAGTTAATCGAGGAACACAAGGAATGTCTCGGCGAACTGGACAGCTAGGTCAGTCGATGCGTGGATTGTTACCATCATTAATTGTTTATCAATTAATTGGAAGAGCAATATCTGGATTAGCCAAAAATTTGTTTGCAGCTTTTAGGACCAATGAACAATTTTCTAATTCTTTAAATCAAATCAAAGTTAATCTTATGACTGCTTTTTATCCCATTTACACAGCGATTTTACCAGCAGTTAATACGTTAATGAATGCACTTGCAACGTTAACAGGCCAATTTGCAGCTTTTATAGCATCTATTTTTGGAACTACTTATCAAGCAGCAAAGACAGGAGCTAGTGGACTTTATGATGATATTCAAGCATTGGAAGATACTGGAGATGCTGCAGAAAAAACTAAGGAAAAAGTGAAAAAATTAGAACGAGTATTGATGGGGTTTGACGAAATCAATAAATTGAGTCTGAATAATGACAAAGAGGATGATAGTTCCTTAGATAAACCTAACAAACCGTCTACTGATTTTGGTGCAGCAACAGGGGATTACCAGCCGCCAGCGTGGATGAAAAACTTTAAAAATCTGCTTAAAGATTTTTTCAAACCATTTCAAGATGCTTGGAATAATCAAGGTAAAAAAGTAATAGATGCTTGGAACTATGCTTTAAAAGAAGTAATAGGATTGGCAAAAGCTATAGGCAAGTCATTTATGGAAGTATGGACTAACGGGACAGGTCAGCGATTTATTGAAAATCTTCTAATATTATTAGCAGATGTATTAAATATTATTGGTGACATAGCAGGTGCATTTAGAAGAGCATGGGAAGACGATGGTAGAGGGACTGCCCTTATACAATCTATATTTGATATGTGGAACTCTATTTTAGAACTTTTGCATAGTGTTGCGACCGCTTTTAGAGATGCATGGAATGACGGTACTGGCGAATCAATTGCTGCTAATATATTAGAAATCTATACTAATATTTTTAAGACAATAGGTAATATTGCTGATCAATTAAAGAAAGCATGGGAATCTAATAATACTGGAAGAGAAATCTTTTCAATAATTCTTGGAATTATTGATGATATTCTAAGTCACATAAATGGTATAACTAAAGCGACTGCTGATTGGGCTAAAACTCTTGATTTTACGCCGTTATTAAGTAGTGTTAAAAATTTACTGAAAAGCATTCGTCCATTAGCTGACAAGGTCGGAGAAGGGTTAGAATGGTTCTATAAAAACGTCTTATTACCTTTAGCAAGCTATACTATTCAAGATTTAATACCAGCATTTTTAGATACGTTAAAAGGAGTTATTGATTTACTTAGTGGCGTCATTGACGCATTTAAGCCAGCTTTTGATTATTTTTGGAACAATGTATTAAAACCCCTAGCCGAATGGACAGGGGGTATAGTAGTTGATGTATTGAAATCACTTGGTGATGTGTTGTCTACAATTGGTCAATGGCTTTCAGAACACGCAGAAGGTTTTTCAAATTTCGTTATAGCTTTTGGTACATTTGTAGGAGCGATTAAAGTAATAGGAGCTGCTGTGAAAGTTGTTGAAGTTCTATCTGGAATCTTCACTTTTCTTTCGAGTATTGGTGGCCTTAGTGGAGTGCTTTCTGCAGTAGGAACAGCGATTGGTACAGTAGTTGGTATTTTAGGAGGACCTATAACAGTAGCGATAGGAGCGGCTATTGCAGCAGGAGTGTTACTTTGGAAAAACTGGGATACAGTAAAAGAAAAAGCAGGACAATTAGGTAAATGGATTAATGAAAAGTGGAATGGAATTAAAAGTTCTACATCTGAAGCTTGGGATAGTGTAAAAAAATGGAGCTCTGAAAAATGGGAAGATACAAAAAAATCAGTTAGTGATAAAGTATCTACAATTAAAACTAATGTGTCAGATAAATGGAGTGAAATAAAAAGAGGAACATCTGATACTTGGGAAAATGTAAAAAGTACAGTATCTGATAAAGCAAATACAGCAAAAAATAATGCTGTTAGTGCATGGTCGAATATGAAAGAAAAAATGGGAAGTTATTCGAGCACAATCAAATCAAATGCAAAAAATGCATTTGATAGTGTAGCTTCTTGGGCATCTGGAATGGGTGAAAAAATAGGCTCAGGATTAAGCAGAGGTGTAAATGCTGTGAAAAGAGGAGCAGCAGCGATTGGTAATGGAATTGTTAGTGTTATTGGGGGCGCTGTAAATGGAGTCATCAATGGTATTAACTGGGTACTAGGAGCAGTAGGATCAAGTAATCGTTTAACTGCGTGGGAAGTTCCAAGGTATGCAAAAGGTACCAATGGACATCCAGGAGGGTATGCAATGGTTAATGATGCTGCTGGCAGCCGTTATCAAGAAATGTTTATGCTGCCTGACGGAAGAGCTGGTTTATTCCCTAAACAAAGAAATTTGTTAGTTAACTTACCTAAAGGTTCGCAAGTTATACCAGGAAATCAAATACCAAATTATGCTAAAGGAACTAGTGGGTGGCTGGATAATCTTCAAGATTTAGCTTCGAATATTTGGGACTATGCAACCAATCCTAAAAAAGTATTAGATGCTGCTGTATCAAAATTTACTGATTTATCTGGAGTGTTTGAACCCGCACTGTCAATTGCTAAAGGTGGAATATCAAAGATGACTGAAGGCGCAGTCGGTTTTGTTAAAAAATTCTTTGATGAGGGTAGCGAATCCCCAAAAGGTACTGGAGTTGAAAGATGGAGGCCTGTTATTAAAAAGGCTTTAAGTATGAATGGATTACCTTCTAATGAAACATATACTGGTGCTTGGTTAAGGCAAGTGCAATCTGAATCTGGAGGAAATGAAAAAGCAGTACAAGGTGGATATGTTGATGTAAACACTATTTCAGGAGACCTTGCAAAAGGGTTACTACAAACAATATCTGCTACATTCAATGCATATAAATTCCCAGGTCATGGAAATATTTTTAATGGATTTGACAATTCATTGGCAGCAATAAACTATGCAAAAAACAGATATGGAGTTACAGGAATGCTTCAAGTTATTGGTCATGGACATGGCTATGCTAAAGGAACACCTTGGGTACCTGAGGACCAATTAGCAATGATTCATAAAGGAGAAATGGTTGTTCCAGCTGGCGCAAATCCTTTTAATCCAGATAATCAATTTAAAGACTTTAAAAATCTGCGTATGCCTGACCAATTATATTCGTCACAAAGTACAATAAATAATACTGATTTTAACAATTCCTCTCCAAATAATGTAAATAGTTATGGTATTTCTAGACTAGAGAATTCTTTGGTTAATGCAATTATGTCCCTAGTGAGTTCTCTTGGTGCATCAGCTTCGCAAAATCGGGATGGTGATATAATTATAAACATAGGCGGAGAAGAATTTGCTCGAATTGCTATTTCTAAAATTAATGAATATAATCGGAAAATTGGTTATAATGCACTTGAAATATAGAGGTGAAACTATGTCTGGAATGTTAAAAATAAACGGACAGACTGTTCGATATCCTAAAGAATATTCAGTAGGGATACAAGCAATTGATGCTGATTCTAGCGGCAGAAATGCTAATGGAGAAATGGTACGAGATGTAATTGCAGAGAAAATTAAATTAACAATGAAGTGGGGGCCTCTGAGTGATTCAGAGGTCTCTTCCATTTTGCAAGCTGTAAAAAGTAATTTCTTTCAAGTTGAATACCCAGACCCCTTGATTGGAAGGCAAAGAGTTAAAACATTTTATGTAGGTGATAGAACAGCTCCTTCTTATTCATGGAATGGTAAATTTGAAGAATTGAAGTGGGAAGGATTAGAAATGAACTTTATTGAACAGTAGGCAGAAAGGAGTATACATGTTAAAAGTTTCAGAAAGATTTTTAGAAAAAATAAAAAGCATGGATAGAAATATCGTCACTCGTATAACTGCAAAAAATAAAGTATACACTGGTAATGATGTTAATTATTTAAAACTTGACTATGGTGCAATGGTCGGAGACAGCCTACAAATTGGCTCTACGTATTCTAACTCTTTAGAAATAGAATTTTGTTCAGTAATTACAGAGTTTGAAGAGATGGACGAAATCATAATTGAATTAGGTGTTGTAATTCATGATGCAGAAAGTGATATCAGTTCAGTTAAACCGGCAAAAGTAGGCTCAGCTAAGATAGGTTCAGCTAAATTAGTTGGATATAAGCCAACTGAATATGAATATGTTAATATGGGAACTTTCTATATTACAGAATCAGATCCTGATAGAAATGAGAAAAAGACTACAATTAAAGCTTTAGACAGTTTCGTTTATATGGAAGGAATGTACAAGTCAGAATTACCTGAAATGGAAACAATAAGAAATATTGCAATTGATATTGCTAATAAAGCTGGTATTAAAGTTGATTTATCGTCATTTAATGGATTAAGCACGGTTAGAATAAAAACTCCTAAAAACTGTACTTATAGACAAGCAATTGGAATGATAGCACAATTTGAATGCGGATACGCTCATTTTAATAGAGATGGACTTTTAACTATAAGAAATCTGACAGATCCACGCTTTCAAATAACGCCAAGTGAATACTTTATGAAAGGCCTAAAAAAGAACGAATTAATGTACAAGCTTGGCGGTATTTCTTGTGAAGTAAGATCTGATGAAGAAGGTAGTAGTGAAACTATATTACTTAAAGCTGGTTCCGATAAAGGAGCTCAGATAAAGTTATCTAATAATTCTATGACACAAACATTATTAGATGATATGTATGTGAAATTAAGGAATTTAAACTTTTACCCATACAATTTATCTTGGCGAGGTAATCCAGCATTGGAAGTTGGAGATTGGATTACTTTTACAGATAGAGAAGGTAACAAATTCAAAAGTCCTAATCTAAGCTATTCTTTAGAATATAGAGGTGGCTTAAAAGGAACGAGTTCAGCCGACACTAAAGCTATTTCATCACAAACAACTCAATTCAAAGGACCTATTCAACAACAACTAGATGATTTATATTCTAGAGTTGATGCTGCTGGTAAAAATAATGTATATGATGGGACAGACGAACCTAAAAATCCGAAAGAAGGGGACCTGTGGTTTAAACCTAATGGCCCAGATACTGAAATTTGGATATATAGAGATGGAAAATGGGTAATGCAAACCTCAACTGCTTTAGATGAAGATATTAAGGAGAAAATTGAAAATTCTACCCCTTCCGACGAAATCGTGAAAACAATTAATTTAAGTCAAGAAATGGATGGAAAAGAATGGCTTAAAATTACAGGTGCAAAAATTTGGCTAACAGATCAAACAAAAATTGATGATGCGATTATTACTCACGGGATGATAGGTTCTGTAGATGCTGGAACAATAAAAGTAGGAACTTTAGATGCTGGTAAAATAAGAGTAGTTAATCTTGATGCTAGCGCAATTAGTACGGGTACTTTGACTGCAATTAATATTGAAGGAGTAAGAATAAAGAGTGCTACAATAACGTCAATAGGACAAGATTTCACGATGATAGAAGATAATGGGTCAATTACTTGGAAAAGAAATAGTGATCAAAAAGAAATTTTCAAATTCTATACTACTCTCATAAATCAAAAAGAAGGAAATGTTAGGTTAGAAGTTTCAGATGAAGGATCTTTTACGATATTTAATAAAAAGCTTAATAAAGCATTTTTGTCATTTTTTGGCGCCACTAATAACATGTCAGGGACAGCTAATTTAGATAATTTTTATGTTGTTGGTAGTGGTCATAGTTTGAATTTTGCACCTGGGAGCTTTGGTTATTCTTCTACAGCCAGTAAGAGTCCTAGTTTAAATGTGAGTAGCAGTGGTTTTAGTATAGGGAATAATGATACTAAAGTATTAGGATCATCTGGAGGAAGGATTAGTATATCCGCTACTTCTACAAGTGTCACAGGAAATCTTAGTGTTACTGGCTCTAAAAATTCTCTTGTTGATACAGAAAACTATGGACAGCGTTTATTAAATGCTTATGAAACTCCAGAATACTATTTTGCAGATTATGGAAAATCAGTAACTGGATCAGATGGCCAAGTAAAAATTGAAATCGAATCTATTTTCTTAGAAACAATTTTTACTAACAATGAAAACTACCATGTTATGTTAAGTCCTTACGGAGAAGGTTCAATTTGGGTAGAAGAAATAAAGAGTACCTATTTTATTGTAAAAAGTGACAAGCCAGAAATACCTTTTTCTTGGAATATTATTGCATATAGAAAAAATTATGAAGATGTTAGACTGAACCAACCTCAATAGTGGAAAAGGAGAATATATGATGCCTATAAAAGAAATGGAAATTTCGTCAGAACAAGTAATTGATCAATTATTAAAAAAAATAACAGAGTTAGAATATGAAAATGCAGCTTTAAAAGCAGTTCTATCTAATAAAGACAGTAATGATTAAGGAGTGTTTTTATGTCTTATGAAAAACAGCATTGGCAAACATATGATGAATTAAAGACAGAAGAAGAGAATAAAGCGTTAGGTGCAGTTGTAACATCTGAACGCATGAATCATGTAGAAGATGGAATCGCAATCTCACACGAAAACATTGATAGTCATACTAAGCAGTTTGATAATCCTCATAAGGTAACTTCTGAACAGGTAGGAGCTTATACTAAAGAAGAATCTAATAAAAAATTCGCAGCATTGGGCAGTTCGTATACAAAAAAAGAATCAGAGGATTTATTTATTGAACAAGCTGAAGCAGAAAATGGTCTATTTGTAAGGAAAAATTCTAAAATATTAGATTTAAATGATGCTGTGGATCCAGGTATTTATTCGATTCCAGCTACAGGGGTGGAAAATAAACCATTACCAAACTCTGGAAGCTTGATTGTTAATAAAGATTCAGGTGGAGTCAGACAATTATTTCAAACAGAACGGACAGTTGTTATTCGCCAATTTGGTGGAATCCCTTCAACATGGACAGACTGGAAAGAAGTCGCATTTGCACCGAATGTTGTGAATTTAACTGAACCCCAGCGTATAGGTGGGATTAAAGAGTTTTCTGAAATTCCTTTAGTAAATGGAAAAGAAGTTGCTTTAAAAGATGAAACGTTTATTTACAAAAAAGCAGGACTGGATGAAGTAGAAGCTGCATACAGAAGTGCTTTTGGAGCAGAAACCAATATTCTTTTAGTTCGTAAGGGAAATAAGGTCGATGCTTATTTGCGAGTTAATGTGGTGGATGTAGAAAAATTAAAGCCAAACATGGTCCAAATTTTTAAAATTCCTAAAGGATTTATGATTGATCAAGAAATGAGAGCAGGATATTGGAATACCGCATTAACAACTGTGCAATATACCTATCCTCAAGGTAATTATGGAGCATTATATGAGGAAGGCGTGAAGGGAATTAGGTTTGGTAGTGACAGAAAAGGGAATCATTATGTTTGTGGTAGTTGGTACACTGCAGATGCTTTCCCGGAAACATAAAATAATGATGGAATAAACTAAAGATAAACCGTTTAGCGAAAGCTAAGCGGTTTTATTGTAAGTAGAAAGTAGGTGCAGGATGAACTTAACACTAGAACAATGGTTAGCGGTGATTACATTTTTAAGCGGAATTATCTTCGCATTAATGAAATTCTATCATGTCTTCTCTCAATTAGAAGATAGCATGAAAGAACTAAAACAGGCTGTTGACCGATTAAATAACCATGAAGTGCGCATTAGTCGATTGGAAGAACAAAATAAAACCCTCTTTCGAGGAATTGGAGGAAATAAAAATGATTGATTGGAAATCAAGAATAAAAAATAAACAATTCTGGTTGTCTCTTATTCCTGCAGTTTTGCTAGTTATTCAAGTAGTTGCAGTTCCTTTTGGGTATAAATTTCAAATTGATGTGATTAATCAGCAACTGCTAGATGTTGTCAATGCAGTGTTTGTTGTATTAACTATTTTAGGAATTGTGACAGACCATACAACGCCTGGTTTATCAGATAAAAAGGAGACAAATAAATGAAAAAGAAAATTTTAGCAGGAGCGCTTGTCGCTCTGTTTTTTATGCCTACTGCTGTATTTGCCGCAAAAGGTGACCAAGGCGTTGACTGGGCGATTTATCAAGGTGAACAAGGGCGTTTTGGTTATGCACATGATAAATTCGCTATCGCTCAAATTGGCGGCTACAATGCTAGTGGTATTTACGATCAGTATACCTATAAAACTCAAGTAGCAAGTGCCATTGCTCAAGGAAAAAGAGCACATACTTATATTTGGTATGACACGTTCGGTAGCATGGATATTGCCAAAATAACAATGGATTATTTCTTACCACGTATTCAAACACCAAAAAATTCTATTGTAGCATTGGATTTTGAACATGGAGCTAGTCCTGATATAAACGCAAATACGGAAACAATCTTGTATGGTATGCGACGGATTAAAGAGGCAGGTTACACGCCAATGTATTATAGCTACAAGCCTTTTACGTTACAATACGTGGACTATCAGAAAATTATTAAAGAGTTTCCTAACTCTTTATGGATTGCTGCCTATCCTAGCTATGAGGTAACGCCAGAACCACTGTATGCTTATTTCCCAAGCATGGATGGTATCGCAATTTGGCAATTTACCTCCACTTATATTGCTGGTGGGTTAGATGGGAATGTTGATTTAACAGGTATTACTGATAATGGCTACACAGATACAGATAAGCCAGAGACGGACACACCAGCAACAGATGCAGGTAAAGAAACTGAAGATACGCCTAATACTGCAGTAAAAGTCGGTGACACAGTTAAAGTGAAATTTAATGTTGATGCTTGGGCAACTGGCGAAGCTATTCCAGATTGGGTAAAAGGAAACAGCTACAAAGTGCAAGAAGTAACTGGAAGTAGAGTATTGCTAGAAGGCATTTTGTCGTGGATTAGCAAAGGGGATATTGAACTATTGCCAGATGCAACAGTCGTCCCTGATAAGCAACCAGAAGCAACTCATGTGGTACAATACGGTGAAACGTTATCCAGCATTGCTTATCAATATGGAACAGACTATCAAGCGTTGGCGGCATTAAATGGATTGACAAATCCAAATCTAATCTATCCTGGTCAAGTTTTGAAAGTTAACGGATCAGCAGTAAGCAATGTTTACACGGTTCAATACGGCGACAATTTATCAAGTATTGCAACCAAACTAGGCACGACATACCAAGCTCTAGCGCAACGGAACGGATTAGCAAATCCTAACTTAATTTATCCAGGGCAAACATTGAACTATTGATAGTTTTGATATAAAATAAGAATACACTTATTAAATTTCTCTGGAGCCACCTCCCCAAGGTGGCTCTTTTCGGGACCATTAGCTCAGTTGGTTAGAGCCAACCGCTCATAACGGTTAGGTCATAGGTTCGAGTCCTGTATGGTCCATAAAAAAATCCAACCTTTTTAGGTTGGATTAAAAATACAACTATTTGAAAACGACGAAACGAAATACTATATCTAAGATTAATATTGAAAGTACTATCCACAGTGCAATTCGTTTTTGAATTGGTTTTCTATCGTGGAAAATGCATCTAATTTGCTCTTTTCTTTTTGTTATTCTATGTTTTATTTTAGTCATTGTAATACTCCTATTTTTTTGAAGTAAATGTGTTTCCGCAATTTTTACAGTGCCATTGATTTTTCCCTTTTTTTCCAGCGAATCCAGCCAATGTACCCACGCCACCTGTTAAAATCGCACCACCTGTAGCTTTACCTACAGAAAAACTTTTACGGTTATTTTGCATAAATTCTACATTCATACTACGACATTTAGGACAGTGAACCCCGTTATGAAACATAGGTGCTTTCTTATCCTGTTCTTTATTGGTTGTTTTTTTTCTTTCTTCAGCTTTTTTGATTCTTTCTTGATCATTTTTCCATTCTTGGAATGAATCAATACCTTTCTCAGTAGCTTGTTTACTAACATCTAATGCTTTTTTTCCAACTTCTTTCCAATCCATAATATACACTCCTGCTTATTAATTTAAGTCAATTTTATCACTTAATAAAGATTTTACAAAGGAAAATATTAAATATATAAAATGACCATACTTTGACCATACCTATCAGGAAAAATAAGAGGAAGTAAAAAGAACAGAATTAATATAAGTGTTGAAACTAAAATCAGGACGATGTAAAAGCTCTACTTATCAATCAAGGAAGTAGATTTTTTTATTTGCACTAAGTCACATCATCCATCTGGTTAATATTTATTAGTGCAAATAAAA